GTAAACTATGGATATTCGGCAACTCATGGAAGCAGATATCCCCCAAATTATCCACCTTGGAAGACTCATGCATGATGAGTCACAATACTCCTACCTTCATTTTTCCCCCGATAAAGTAATAGCGAAATGTAACGATGCACTCGTAAATCCCCAAATCCGGTGCTGGGTGACGATCAAAGGCGAGACAATAACAGGCATGATGGCAGGCCAGGTGTTTGAGTACGAGTTTGGCCAATCGTTAATTGCTAGTGATATCCTTGTTTTCGTCTCACCGGAGCATAGAGGCGGCACAGCGTTTTTAAGGCTCGTCAAGGAATACATCGAATGGTCAAAATCTCTTGGCGCTGAGTTGATATTCCTGAATCAGACCACCGGAGTTAATCAAGAAGCTACGGGCAAATTATATCAGAGAATTGGTTTTGATCCCGTTGGTGGAATGTACGTGATGATTATAGGAAAACAATCAATGAGGACTAAACAATGTTAAAAAAAATCATATTTATCATCAAATCAGTGATGCTATTCCCGCTGTTCGCTTGCGGTGGGGGACCTCCCCCGGTACAACCATATAAACCAGCCCCGAAACTGGAAGATCCCTCAGTGCAAGAAGCGTTGCGCAAGGAAAAAGAACTTGCCGGCAAGCGCCGCGGTCGTCAATCAACCATTCTAACACCAATGGCAACCGATCAGAACCAGCCCAAAACCCTATTAGGGGCTTAAAGGAGACAAAGAAATGAAACGATTTATTGCGTATGTTGTTCTCGGGTTTCTTGTATCAACCAGTTTGTGCTATGCCACGACAATCAGAGATAAAACCACTTTCACCGGCCCAACGACTATCAAGGGAACTATCCAGGGGGCTACGCCATTCGTCATGGAAGGTGCCACTGTTGACGGTTATCAAACATCCGTAGCGGTAACGGACCCAACTGCAGACAGAACGGTTACAATCCCCGACGCAACCGGTGAGGCCGCTATCAACTGTATCGCATCGCATGATTATGATGATTCAGTTGTTGACTGGTCTATGACAGTTGCGGAGGCTAAATGCTCTATGGCGGTTTTCACGAATGCCAGCGGGGCGGTAAATGCTATTCTGCCTGCGGCCTCAGCCGGTAAATTCCGTACAGTTTATAACAACTCCGGCCAGGCTGTGACATTGAAAGTCACCGGACAAACCGGGGCATCGGTTGCAACAGGCAAGTATGCTATATTCACCGACAATGGTATAGATGTTATAGAAATCTACGAACAGCCGTAATGGAACAAAACCAGACTCTCATAAAGCTGATTACGGGCCGTCAAACGAAGCTCGAACAGACCAAAATCAGCTTTAACGACCGGATGCAGGACGTTGCGGACTACGTTTGTCCACATCGTGACGATATTCTTGGCAATCGGCTGCCAGGAGAGAAGAAAGGTACAAAGATATTCGATGGAACTGCTGTAAGTGCCGCTGTTCTGGCTGCTGATGGTATCCACGGCTATCATGTATCCCCTGCTTTCCCTTGGTTCAAGTACACAATGAACCGAAAAGCGGCAAACAAAGTGCCGGAAGTCAAAGAGTGGCTGGAAGACACGGAATTTAACATCTACACGGCGCTGAATCGGTCTAATTTCTACTCAGAAATGTGGTCATATATCTACGACGGGTTCACTATTGGCACAGCTCCGATTTATGCCGAAGAGGATCTGACAGACGGTAGAATCATATTCGAGGCCGTCCACCCTGGCGAAGTGTACATAGCCGAAAACAAGTACGGCGAAATCGATATTCTGCACCGTAAGCGCAAGTTAGCCGCTCGAAAGCTTGTACAAATGTTTGGGGAGAAAGATTGCCCTCAGTATGTCTGTAATGCCTGCGAGTCCGATCCGTTCAAAGAATTCGAGGTAATCCACGCTGTTTACCCTCGAGACGATTACGACGACCGCAAGAAGGACGGCAAGAGTAAGAAGTTTGCATCAGTGTGGATGGTTACACAGAGCAATCACATTTGCCGCGAATCGGGAATGGATGCGTTCCCTTACAATGTGTGGCGATATCTCAGGACGGGTAAAGACCCGTTTGGTATCAGTCCTGCACATTTGGCAATGTCGGACATCAAAGGTCTAAACCTGATGAGTAAGACCTTGTTAGGTGCTGCTCAACTGTCTGTTGACCCCGCTTACAACGTCCCGGCGTATTTGGAAGGTAAAGTCCAACTCAAGCCACGCGGCCTGAACTATCAGAAAAACGGCGACAGCATAACTCCTATCCACACCGGCCAGGGGTTCCCGATTGGTATCGACCGTGAACAGGCCAAGCAGAGAAGCATTCGCGAAAGGTTTCATGTTGACACATTCCTGATGCTGGCTAACCTCGAAGGTAGGGGACAACGCACAGCTTACGAAGTTTCCCAGATGATGAGCGAGAAAGCCGCTGTGCTTGGTGCAGAGCTTGGGCCGCTCAACACTTGCCTGGATAACATCCTCGATCGTGTATTTGATATCGAAACTGCCGCGGGTAGAATTGCTCCACCTCCTGACGTGTTACAGGAAATGGCAGAACAAGACCCCAATTTACGGTTTGACCCTCAATATATGGGACCACTGGCACAAGCACAGCGAGAGAGGTTCCAGAAGGACGGACTAAGCAAGTTCTTTATCGACATTGGGCCGATAGTCCAGGCCGATCAGAACACGCTTGACCTCATTGATACTGATGCTGTTGTGTTGTTGATGGCGGAAAACAACTCTGTTCCGGTCGAAATACTGAGGCCAAAAGAAAAATACGATGCTATCCGCGAAGGCCGCATGAGAGCCCAAGAGCAAGCAACACAACGCGACGCGATTGAGCGAGTTGCCCCGGTTATGAAAAACATGGCAGAAACCGACGAAATATCAGGCGGAAAACTGTCGGAAATGATGGGAATGAATGCGTAGACTAGATTTGTTCCCAAATAACGATCTAATCAGCCTGTATCGGCAGGTATTCTCGTCTGGCGCTGGTATGCAGGTTCTGTCTCACATGCTGTATGATTTGGGCGTATTTGTCGAGATTACCGAGGGCGCGGAAGATGTCGCACTGAAAAACTACGGTACCAGATTGGTAAATATTCTGGCAGGTGGCGAACCATCGCAGGACAGTATTGAACAGTTTACTAAGCGTCTTATGAAACAACCGTTGCCGAAACCGGTAGAGGATTGAAATGGCCGTCAAGCAGAGCATGTATAAAGGGTCATCGAACGTAAGCGGGATCGTCAATGGAAACGTCACCGACGACTCGCCATTACAGACTAACGGTTTAACGAATACTGAACTACGAGCAACACCTGTGCCGGTATCCGGCCCCCTCACGAACACGGCATTACGAGCGGCACCGGTTGACGTATCAGGGCCGTTGACGGATACACAACTAAGGGCGACGGCAATACCGGTGACTGCCAGCGCCGGGACAAACCTGAACACATCGGCACTCGCCCTCGAAGCCGGGGGTAATCTAGCTGGTATCAAAGCTGTGACCGATCAACTTGATTTTGACCCGGTGACGACACATCCACTTGTCATCAACCATGACCACGGTGAAATACACGATGGAAACAATTATTTCTATACCGATCCGGTAACGCTCAACGCTGCTGCCGTACAGGATTATTTGATAACCACACCAAACACGGCGGTAAGAGCGCATTTTCTGTTTGACATTGTTTATCTGTTTGTGACTGAGATTCAACTGTATGAAGGGGCCGACCGAACAGGAACGACGCTTCAAACCACGCACAACAGTTACCGTCCATCATCGAACGTGGCGGCAACAACCGTTCACAAGGGGACATCAGGCGGGACCACTGACGGCACGTTGATATTCAACTATCAGGGTGGTCTTTCAACCGGAGCGGGGGCAACGCTTGTAACGCAAGGCGGTACGCTGAACGGTAGAAACGAGATAGTTTTAAAGGCCAACACAAAATACATCTTGAGGATAACGTCTTCAACTGCAGCGAACCTGATAAATACGCTTTTAAGCTGGTACGAAATTTAAAACAAAGGAGTAGCCCGTATGAAAACGCCGCCTATTGAGATTAAAGAAGAAAAAAAAGACGGTTTAGATGTATTGTCAGTCAAATATGGGAAGATAGTGTGTGAGATTGACAAGCAGCTAATTGCAGCATGCCCCCCCTGCTGGCAAGGTGATTTTATTATTGGTGAACTTTATCCATATATTGAGGCTTTTTACCCAAATATGAATGTTATGGAGCTTATACGGATAAAGGGTGTTGTAGAAGAGTACATGAGAGGTAGCTGTATATGAAACCCGAAACAATAGAAACCGTAATTCGCCACTTGAAAGGCATTGTTGCTGCTTTGGAGAAAGAAAAAGATCATTCTAAAGACGGATCGTTTACATTCAAATGCAACGGTACTATTCCACGGGATGAAGTATATATTTACCAAGGAAAAGAACTGAAAGGTAAAATAGTTAATATAGACGGAACTATTTATTTAACTAAGTAAGATCAGAACACAACCAAACAGGGCACGTTTCGACCTCCCCTGAAGACCATCACCGTAAAACCGGAATGTGTTTTCAGGGGTATTTTATTTTAAGCAAAGGAGATTTAAACGATGGGAGATCAAGCCAACCTCGAAAACGGGGGTAACAACGATCAATCAGCAGACGGCGGCGATAAAGCACCGGCATGGACAGCGCAGCTTGACAAAGACCTGCAAGGCAACGAGAGGCTGACCCAATTCAAGACGATTGGCGAAATGGGAAAGACTCTGCTTGAGTTGGAGGGCAAGAGCAAGAACGCATTATACATCCCGGGAGAGACGTCGACCGACGAGGAAAAAGCGGCATTTTATTCAAAACTGGGGAGGCCGGAATCACCGGATAAATACACATACACACGCCCCGCCGATTTGCCGCCAGAAATACCGTACACAGCCGAAGTCGAGACGGTGTACAAGCAACTGTTTCACAAGGTTGGTTTATCCGATGCCCAAGCAAAGGAGATAACCGAAACACATCTGAATCTTGCTAAACAGGGGCTGGAATTACAGCAAAAAACGGAACGTGAAGAAACCGAGAAGGCCATCAACACCCTGAAAGACGAATGGAAGGGTGATGCTTTCAAGGAAAACTCCGAACTGGCTGTAAGAGCATTCAGGGAATTAGGTGGCGGCGAAGAGGGCAAAAAGTTTATCGAAGAAACAAAGGTGAACGGAATACCACTCGGCAACCATCCTATATTCCTCAAGATATTCGCAAACATCGGAAAACAGATATCCGACGACAGAATCAACTCAGGTCGTGACGGAAACAACGGGGAACTGTCCGAAGAGGACAAGGCTAAAGCCAGGTTCCCGAACACTAAATTTAAATGAAGGGAGTAATATAAAATGGCACTTCAAACCAGCACATACAGTTTTGTCGAGCAGGCAAAACGCATTGATCCTTCTGGTAATCTCGCAAGGATTGCCGAAGTCCTTAACAGAAGCACCGGCAACATGCTCGGTGATGCCCCACACGTTGCATCTAACGACGTATGGACCAACAAAACCACCCGCAGAGCTTCACTGCCTACCGGTTCACGCCGTAAGTTGAATGCTCGTGTGGCCGCCTCCGTATCTCGTACTACTGAGATCATGGATGTGATTGAAACAATCGAGGATTACTGCGACGTGGACGCGGCTTTGGTTGATTCTATGCCGTCTCCTGGTATGTTCCGGTCGGGCGAAGTCGATGCGTTCATTGAAGGGCTTGGACAGACAATCGCATCCGATATCATCTATGCCGACTCGAATGCGGATCCTGATGCAATGCATGGCCTTGCCGCCCGTCTCAATACGCTGGATGGTCGCTTCTGTATTGGTCAATCTGGTACCGGTTCTGACGTGACTTCGGTATACATTGTTGATTGGGGCCTGGATAAAGCACACTTCATTTATCCAAAAAACATGTCACCAACCCTTGGCGTACAGCACACCGACAAAGGACAGGTTACCTCCGAAACCACATCCGGACTGATCGAAGTTTATCGTGACCACTTTGTTGTCCGCTGTGGTCTGGTAGTTCGTAACCCTCGTGCAATAGCCCGTCTTGCAAACGTCGAAACAGCAGGAACTTCCAACCTGTTTGACGAGGACAACCT